CTTCTTCTTCTTTTTCTTCAACTTCTGCTTCTTCCCATAGGATTTCTAGTGGCTTACTAGCCATATCAGCAGCAGTTTCGTTAATTAACATTCTCCCTACCCTGCGATTTGAATAATCATAAAACAAATCTCCATCATCATCCATTACTATGAACATATAATTAGAGAAGTGTTCACCTAGGTTTCCACGGATCTTATCAAATAAATCATCGTAATCTTCAGTTATCGCCATCTATATCTATTACCTCCGCATTCTTTATTTGTTGAAGACGAGCCTTCGCGGCTTCTATCGTATCCTCGTAGTCCTCTTGAGTATACACCTTCCTGTCTTCAGTTATCTGCGTAGCTTCGCCCCTGGCTGTTAATGCTTCTCTAGCTGCATTAGCTTTTGCTATAGATAGCTCTTTTAAATCGCGAAATGTAGGTTCTAACTCTCCAGTCTCCATACGATCCCTTACTTGCTGTATAAGATCCTCCTCTAGACTACTCATACTCAGATAGTTCTTTGCGGCAACCTTGCCAGATAGTTCGCGGAACTTACCTAGATAATCTGCATAGTCAGCTAATATACTTACCACTGTAGTCCTTTCATATCCATATTTGCGAACTAACTTAGTTTGACTAGTACCTATACTATACAAATATAACAACTTCGCGACCTTCTCAGGATTATGTCTACTTAGACTACCTCGCTTCATAAGCTCTTTACTATGAGCTACTTCCCGAATAGATTCCGCGATCTCTTCAATTAGTTCTTCCTTTTCCTCCATTTTTTTTTAATTATTTTACTTTTTTCTCGACAGTCAATAAAAATATAGTGTATAATTACTTGTCTCCTTAAGGGGATCTATTCCTTAACTATTTGTTTCCTTAGTTACTTGCTCGCCTCAAGCGAGCTATCCTTAAGGATACCATAAAGGGCTATGAGTAACATATTTTTTTGAGCCCTAATTGACTCATATATATGTGGGAGGCACGCGGCGTAGCGACCCCCCTCCCCCCTGGCCGCGTAGCTGCTAAATCGCTTCTTATGAGTGTTTTTTTTCTTTTGTTTCGGTCGGATATATTAAGGAATCATTGCGGGCTTTTTTGGTAGTTTTGCCCCGTGTATTTTTGCCCCCGATTTTGTTTTATTACTTGTTTAGTCATAAAGTAATATTAAGGGGAGTAAAAAGGGTTTAAAAATAATTTAAAAAAGTATTGACTTAAAAAATATTTCCCTTATTCCTTAAGGCGCATTTAATAATTAATACTATGAATATAGAAATAGAAATCAAAAACATATACGGCAACGAATTGAAATACGTTGTTAACAGTGAGCAAGCTCGCTCGCTTTCTAAATTAACAGGTCGCAAGACATTAACTGATTTAGACATAAGGGCTTTAAAAGAATTAGGCTTTACTTTCTCAGTTTATACGCCTGAAATTTAAACAATAAATATAAACAATAAATATAAAATGAAATTAATTAAACATCATAAAACACTAAGCGAGGCCAGAAAACACTTAAAGGCCTTTAAAAAAGACTTAAGAAAAAGCAGTTACTTAACCGACGGCCAGCGCTATAAATTAGATTATCTTGCGATCTTAAAACGCCCACAGGCTAAAAAACGCGGCTTAAAATATCCTTTCTTTATTGGTACGGATCTGGACGGCTACCCAATTTTAAACGGCTGCTGGAATAGTCCAGTTTATAAAGTAGATTAATTGTTATGAATAGACAGCAGGCCATTTTATTTGTAAACAATATTGATAATCTTAAAAAGACTAAAGCTCTTTTAAGAGATATCATTGCGAATGATTCGCAGGGCTGGCAGCGGTACGCAAAAAAGCTGCTAAAATATATTGAGAGTGATTTTAACGGCCTTGCGGCCTTTTCTATCATTGCAGCTAAGGGCAACAAAAAATTGCCCTTTTATGCTTTTTCGAGCTTAGCCCTTGCGGACTGTCCAGGGGCGGGAAGTTGCAAAAGTTTTTGCTATTCTCTAAAGGCTTGGCGGTATCCTGCTGCATTTTTTAGGCAGCTGCAAAACAGTTTGCTTTTAAGATATAAGCCGCAAGTTGTAAAAAATGCTTTTTACTCAATACCGAAAAATAAAACCTTGCGTTTGTATGTCGACGGCGACTTTTACAGCATAGAAAATTTGCGTTTCTGGATGGATGCTTGCAAGGGTCGTAAAGATTTGCAAGTTTACGGATACTCGAAAAGCTGGAGAATATTTTTGCAGCTAAATGCAACGGGATATGCTTGGCCTTCTAATTATTTAACGAATGCGAGCAGCGGATCTATTTACGCGGGCACGGGGCTGCAAAACGCTTTTCTAAAATTGCCCGTTGTTCGCGGCTCATTTGATGCGGTAAAGGTTGACAAACGCTTTATTGATTCAAGGGCTTACCAAGATAAGACAAGGCCCTTATCTAAAGAATATCGCGCAACCGTTGCTAGGATCTTAAAAGGCGCGGGCGGGCGTGGCTTTGCTTGCCCTGGCAATTGCGGTAATTGCTTGCCAGCTGGTCGGCACGCTTGCGGATCCAAACAATTTACGGGCGTAAAAATAGGAATAGGCGTCCATTAATAAACATTAAATTAAATATATATGAATAAAAACGAAATAGAGAAATTAGTTGCTGGCGGTGAAAAGGTTTTTTTCGCTGCTTGCAATGTCATATTGTCAATAATGCTTGCGGGCTTTCTGGTACTGCTTGCAACCTTTATAAAATGAAAAACGCAATATCAATAAACAATATCAGGGCCCTTGCTTTATATGAGCAGGGCCAACTCGATGAAATACAAAGCTTGCTTTTATTTAGCGGGCTTATTGAAAGCGGGCTTATTAATCAATTGCGGCCAATGTATAGAGAGACGGCAAACGCTTTAATTGCGGGCGGCTTTCTAAATTTTGACGGGTCTATAATAACTCAAACAAAATAAAAAAAATGAAAAATAAAAACAAAACTACAGCGGAAGCCCACGCAACTACAGCGGAAGCCCGCGCAACTAATAAGCAACTTTTAAAGGCTGCGATCCAAAATAATAAAATACAATTTATAGAAATAAAATAAACTTGCATTTGATAAAAGAATTTACTATATAAAAATCATATGAAACATATATCAGAAATAATTGACGAAACGTTGCCGTCACTAATAGCAACGGAAGCCCACGCAACCAGTGGGATAAACACAGATGAAGCCCGCGCAGCAGAAGCGGGATTATCTGTTGAAGAATGGCGGGAAGCTATGAATGAAGCTTGCAAATATCAAGAATGGCTAGAACTTATGAGAGAAAGTGAGGGTCAATAATGACATTTGGATATACAAAAGCACCTAATACATATACGGTACGCTGGCAAGAGCTAGTTACTTACGAAGTAGAAGTTGAAGCTTACGATAAGGACGAAGCAATGGAGTTAGCTCAATTTGATTACGATCACGAGAACGAAGTTAACTGCAATTATTGGGACGGCTCAATGAATATAATTCTTGAGAAAGAAGGAGAAGTTGAGGAAGATCCTGACTATGGATACAAGTTAGCTATGGAGGAAGATGTCGAAGATGATCCTCACTACCCACAACCAGGATAATTTATGATAGGGTTCACAATAAATAGCGAAAGCGAGCGCATCGCCTTATGCCAATCACTAATAAATAGTGAGGAAGCATTACGCGCTGAAGTAATAAATTCCGTTGTTCAAATGGGCGAAGACTTGGACAATGGGGGAAAGCAATATTGGACGGAAAAATTGATGGACTTGTCTGTTGATTTGAAAGTCACGCGGCAGTTGCTTGAAAGGGCAAAGACTGCGAAAAAGAGAGAAGATATAAAAGAGGACGATTTATAAATTTTTTCTTTACTTTCTTAGCAATGGGTCATATCACTTCGGTATGGCCCATTTTTATAACTGCTCTGAAGACTATCCCTCATTTGAAAAAGAAATAACAACGCCAACTCAGGCACGCAAGAAGAGCAGTAAAATATATCCTAGCGTTACCACAATACTATCTATTGTAAAAGATGACTTTATTGATTCTATTTATAGACCAAGCAAGTTGGTAGAATTAGCACGCGAATTTCCAAATTTACCTTGGCGAGATGTGGAGACTTTAGTTTACGGGACTCGCACGCACCCAGTAACAGGAGACATAATTGGATCAGCTGAGTTTGGTACGAGCGTGCATAAGTGTATTGAGGATAAGATATTAGCTTTGATGGACGGACAGGAAGCTGAACCTAATCCATATGATGAATGGGCTGAGCCTTTTCTTGAATGGATAGAAGAGAGTGGTACTAAGCCACACGCTTGTGAGCATTTAATCTCGTCGGATAGAATTAAAACTGCTGGCTCAATAGATTTTTTAGGTTACGATGAGAGAGATAGATTATTCCTTGCTGACTACAAGTGTCGTACTAATACAAAAGGACGCGCAAAGGTTTACCCGAAAGATTGCGAGCAGTTAGCTATTGAATCCTATATGATAATGAAAGCAACTAATCTTTCTTACTTGCCAAAGTGCATATCAGTCATTATTGATTGCGATACTAAAAAACATTATCATAAAGAATGGTCAGCCCAGGAAACCAATGTAGGAATTAATAATTTTAAACACACAGCAAAATTATATTGGAGCAAACGTATGAAGAAATGAGAACAATAAAATTACTAACAAAAAAAGCACGTGAGTTATCTACCAGTAAACAAGCTGGCCGAGTGGCGAAAGGCAAACGAGCCAAGCGAGTGTCCAATCCTAAAGACAAAAACAAATGATTGGGTTGTTGATCACGATCATTTAAGTGGAGAAGTTCGCGGAGTCATAAGTCGGCAAGCTAATACCTTGATAGGCAAAATAGAAAACATACATACATCAATGTGTAAAGGCG